CGTCATAACCGCAGCCAGACAGCATAAATAGCCCTACTAGGGCAAGAGAAATTATTCTTACCATGCTATTATTATAGCATTTTACTCTTCTTTACGAAGAGGGATTGTGGCAAGCCAAATAACAGTGGCGGCTACAGTAGCCACTCCAACTACTTGCTGGGCAGTACCTGTGAGAGTTAGCCAAGCAATAAAGAATCCTAGGAGGGTCCAGACCTGAGCAATACTTTCTTTTACTGCCTCCCATAGATAATTTAGGATACCCTTAATTATTTTCATTATATCCTCCTAGTCATAGCGGCTGCTATTATATTTCCTGCAATAATTACTGGCACAATTACTTCCTGCGCCTTTTCTCTTTGATCATCTGTCATATCTTTACCCCATTCTGATGGGCTAAATACTTTTTCAAAGTCTATATTAGTTAATGCTCCTATTGGATCCGCCAACAATTGTTCTGTTTGTGCTTCCGTCACAGCATCTGCCAAAGTGTACGGCATTGGTGCATCAGCATTTTCTTCTGCCTTTTCTGCAAATGAAACTACAGCTGCGGCTACAGCAGGATTATCTGCTGCCAATTCTGCAATTATTGCAACCTCTTCTGTTTTAATTCCAAAATCTTTTGCTACCTCTATTTTAGCTTCAGTTGTTAATGAAGTCAAAGTATTTGATACTGCCGCCATTTGTTCTGGTGTTAATTTAACAACGACATTATCTTTACTTGTTAAATTTGCTAGTACCCTAGTCAGGTCTTCTGTGGTATTATTGATTGGTGATGGTTTTACAGAAGGTTCGACAGGAGTTGGCTCTGGTTCAGGAGTTGGCTCTGAATCTATATCCGATGGCTGAGGTGAAGGCTCTGGTGAAGGCTCAGGAGTGGGCTCAGGCTGAGGAGTTGGTTCTGGCTTCGGTTCATCTGTGGTTTCAGAATCTGGAGTTGGAGTGGGATCGCTTGGTTCAGTTTGCTCAGGCGATGGTTCAACAGAAGGCTCAGGTGTAGGTTCTGATGAAGGAGATGCTTCTGGCTCTGGGGTTGGCTCTGGTTCTATCGTCTCTTGCGGCGTGGGTTCTGGTTCGGGAGTGGGTTCAGGTTGTGGTTGATTTGCTAATGCTTGCGCTATAGCAGCAGCAATTCTTTGTCTTTCTTCAAAATCCCATTGCTTTGCATACTCTTCTTGTGCATCAATAATTGCTTCTTGCATATCTAATATAGCCAAATTATAACTGCTTACAGCGTTATTATAATCATTTGTAGCATTTGTTAAATCTGTATAGGCATTATTTTTAGCAGAAACAGAATTATTATATGCAGAAGTTTTTGTGCTTAATGTATTCTGATACTGTGTAAGTAAATTGTTTTGTGTATTATAATAAGAAAGCTTATTGTTATAAATTGTCTGCGCTTCTGCTTTTGCACTTACCGCCTCATTATATGCATCAATTTGTGCCTGTGTTGCTCCTTCTCCATAAGAGAATGTGTTTAGATTACAACTAAATCCTACGCCCCAGCCGCCTGTATAATCGCATCCTGCTCCAGTCCATCCTCCTGGAATTGCCCAGCCAAGATGATAGTATCCTGGGCCTCCTCCGTTATACCACCAAATTTCTACATCTAAAGTCTTATCTTCGCTTACATCATAAACTGGAGAATAAGGGCTCCAGGTAGACCCCTGTTCCTGCCAGTTATTAATAGCAAGCTGTCCGTCAACATACATTCTAAATCCATCATCTGTATATCCAGCAAAATAGGTGGTAGTCCAATGAGAAGGAACCGTAATCTTTCCAGTAAATTGAACTATAAAGTTTTCATAATAACCGCATACTGGTGGCTGCATTGAATTTGAATTCCATACTCCAGTACATATAATTGAGTCTGGTACTGCTACCCCGTTCCATCCTCTTGCAAGATGATAGACAGTATATTGTAGACCTGCATTTCCAGCGTTATTAATAACTATTTGAGCAGTTTGTAAATTTATATTTGCTACATCTAATTCATCTTGTGCATCATTCTTATCCTGTAATGCTGTATTAACAATTACAGTTTGCTCATCTACTGACGACTGAGCCAGATTCATTTCTTCTAATGCTAATGCTTCTGTTTCTAACGCCGCATCATATTCGTCCTGCTTAGTATCTGCAATAGACTCTTTGCTTTCCATGTCAGATTTTGCTGCTATTGCATCGTCATATTTAGATTCAGCAATATCTATAAGATCTTGAGTGGCTGTTTTATTTACAAGGTTGCCTATGTTGGCATTTAGATCCGCAATATCTTCTGCGGCTACTGTAAGCGGATCTGGATTGCCCTCTGCGGGGACTAAGAATAACCACCCAAATGTTAGAATGGCGGTTAAAGACAATCTCCATAATTTAGTTCCAGTCAACTGTAATAGCTCCTTGTTACAAATTTTGCAACAAGTTAATTATAACATTGAACTACTTAGCGTTATCTGTTTTGTAGAAGCCAGAACCTTTGAACTGAATACCAAATGTGCCAAACTGTTTGACCATTGCTGCTCCGCATTTGTCGCAAAGCTCTGTAACTGTTGCATCACTGATTGATTTGCTAACTTCTTTTTCATGTTGGCAAATGATGCATTTGTAATCGTATGCTGGCACTTCGTCTCCTTAAAATATAATGAGCAGTTTAGACACATGCTCAGGTGTATCCTAAGGCGTAACTATTAGCCCGTGTCCATCTACATGGACAGAACTATTATACCTTATTTGACCTTGATTGTCTTAGGCTTCTTATCTTCAGGGATAATTCGGTCTACATCAATATGTAGCATTCCGTTTTTAAATTCCGCTCCGACTACTTCCATATATTCTCCAAGAGCAAATGTTCTTGTGAATTTACGAGCGGCAATACCCTTATGAAGGACCTCCCCAGTTTCTTCAGCAGTAACTTCACCCTTAACAATAAGAGTTTGATTATCTACAGAAACTTCAATATCCTTCTTATCAAATCCCGCAACTGCTAAAGATACACGATACGAATCGTCGTCTACCTTAACAATATTGTATGGCGGAAAAGACTGGGCTGTAGCCTCTCGATGGATATTATTTAGTCTTTCTACTTCACGATTGAAGCCAATAAAAAATGGATCTCTAAAAAGATCCATAGCAAATGTTGTTACCATTTTATTCCTCCTTTAAGCGAATAAATTAATATGTGGGCCCCTATTGGCGACCCACATATATTATAGCAAATACTTTTTTCTTAGTAAATCTTCTTTTTCTTATCCTTCATTTTCTTTTCATCTGCTTCTGAGGCATATAGGGCTCTCATTTGAGCTTTTGCTGCCGACTCCCCTGCATGGCAACCTACTAATTCATTTGATCCTTGCTTTACTACAGCATATCCTTTGCATCCAGCAAAGTTTCTTTTAATTTCCCAAGGCATATATTCTCCTAATTGTTTGGTGGCTCTGGAAGATCTATTTGTATTAGACCCATTTCTTTTGCCAACTTTTGTCCCTCTGGACTTAGATGCAGCATGGCTTCTAAATTTTCATTATATTCTACCTGCATCAAACCTTTTTCATATAGTTTAAGAAGATTCTCATCAACATATCTTATGTGTGCTTCCCATAATTCTGGAGCAATCTCTTTTGCTTTTTCATGTATTGCAAATATCCACTCACCTTTTTCATCCATGCCTTCCATGGTGATTGCACCTATTTCTAAATAATATTCTAGATCCATATTATAAGCTTCTTCATCCATATCTATATTATACTCTCTTTATACTATTATACAGTCCCGTCCTCATTTTTGTCTATTGTTGTTTCCACAATCTGTTGAACATAATCAGAGAAGTGTTTTCTGATATTGCCTGGAGGGCGGGATCCTAAGGACCTCCAAAGTCTTTTATATTCAACAACATTTGCAAACGTGGTAGGGCAAAGAACATACCCCGCATACTCCTTTAGGGTAGTAGGCAGCGGAACATGCTTACCACAACACTTGCATTCTTTAGCTTTATCTTGATATATACTCATAGTATTTCCATTCCGTCTAGTACATCGGCCAATTTTGATGGCATTTTAGGCGGCCTAATAACATTAAGCCTAATCTCTTCATCATCTCTTGAAGGTTTTCTCATTAAAGAATCATATGTATGTACATCTATTTCTTGATTTGTTTCAAATTTACTTCTACTAATTGCATTATATATTGATCCACATACTGCATCCGCCAAGTCCTTAGAGCCTTTTCTTGGGTGGTCCACCCTGTCACGCATAATTTTAAGCTGCAAAAGTTCGTCAACTAACAGCTTTATATTGGGCCCAGTCAGCCTCTCCTCCATTACAACCATAGCCATATCATCATAATGCTTTTTTGCAACAGATAGGGTTTCTGTATTAATTCCATATTGCTTTAATTGTTGCATCATATCATGAGAATTCCATCTATCAAATGTACATACTTTTATCTTAAAGCCTTTGGTTCTAAGTGATAATATATAGTCTTTTACTTCTGTAAAGTCTACCGATTTATCCGCAGTCGGAGTCCAGTATCTAACCGCATCAACTTCAACAATTGGTGCAGGCTGAGAATAGGTGTCAGTTACTTTTACATTAACCCATCTCTGAACATGTGACATGGACACCGCACAATGGTCATGCTTTTGTGCAAGATCGACATGTATAAAATATTCTTTGTCTGGGTCTGGGGCAAACCAATTTTCAAATCTACCAAAACTATCTACAGCTAACGCTATATTGCTAAATGCTTTTTCTATTTTTTCTCGTGATTTAAAGAAGGCATCAATCGCTTCTGGTGGCATGCAGGCAAATCGGCCAAGAGCATCTGGCATATTTTTATAAAACTCTACTTTAAAATTATCTATTGTCTTGGTTGGATTAATTTCCCACGTAGGTCTTTTTATGGCATATACTCTTGGGATAGCATATGAAATAATATGGTCTTCTTCCCATTCCACTGTTATTTCATTGCCTTCTGTTCCATCTGGAAGATTCTCATCCATCTTTAATAATTTGCTTTTGACTACCGTTTCTTTCTCTGCTATTACTGAATCATAAAACTTTTGGATAGGATCATTTTTAAAGCGGGGAAATGAGAGAAGAATAACCTTTCCATACTCTGGAAAACGAGACACAACAGATCCTCGATACATATCATATATAGCGTCTGCCGTTTTGGCTTGATCATGCCCAGTTGTATTTTCTGTGGCAAAGCCAGAAATTTCATCAAGGATTACGGCGATAACGTTATATCCCTCAAATGCTTCACGTTCTGAGTGTCCAGAATAGACATTTACATTTTTATCAAATCTAACTTCAGAAGCTTTCGGATCATATTTTCCAGCAAACCAAGGAGATCTTTCTATACGTGTTTTAAACCCTTTAAAGAATACATTGTTGGCCTGTTGTGCGTTAATGGCAATGTTAATAATATCTATTGTGTCCCCTGGCGGCTTACCGTAATATGTGGCAGGATCTTTAAGACATAATAATAAATATACTATATAGGATACAGATATCGTAGAACAATAATCTTTTCCGCTTCCTTTGCCTAATTGAGCAATTACTTCGTTACACGTTTGTTTAAAACGGCGCTGCCCTTCAGCCTCACCAAAGAGCTTAATAAGAGTGGATTCTTTATATATTTGTGAGCTCTTTTCAATGAGTGTATACTGGTACTCCGAAAGTGGGGGTAATGCGAGATAATCTGGACTTGTAACAAATGTTCGTAAGTCGACTGGCCTTTCATCAAACTCCTCTCCGTCTAGGATATCAATGAGATCATTAAAATTAAGATCCACTAGCTTCCTCTGCATCAATTACAACTGGCTCAACTACGCCAGTTATTTGTGATAAACGCTTTGCAACTTCCATTTTACATTTGGGGCACGTTGCAGTTACTTCTTTTAATATCTTAACAAGTACTTCTTGTTTTCTTTCTGTTTCCGCCACCTGCGTTGCTAATTCTGCATTGTCTAGTAATCCTACTTCTTGCAACATACCAATTCTTTTGCCTTCAATATCTGCAATTAATTTTAGGGCGGTAGCCTTAATGTTTAATTGCCCTGCTTGGTCAGCATCCTCTACGGTTCTCCAGGCCTCTTTTATAAGCATGGCGTAGTGTTGGTCTGCTCCAGAGATGGCTTCCTTTGCCCTGTCACGAGCCCCAGAATCGTTTCTAACGACCTGTTTCCACTCCTCTATATACTCTAACACTTCCGCCCGTTTAAAACCTGTAACGGTGGCAATCTGAGTAGGGTTATTACCTTTAAGTAATTCCTCTACTACCTTATTCATGCGATCAAAATGATCAGCTAATTCAATGTCCATATATCTATATTATATTCCTAGTCGACTAAAAAATCAACTAGACATTTGCTTAGCAATTTTTAATAAAACCAAATATCCAATTAAATCATCTATGTCATTATCTCCTGGATACTCTGTGCCCTTCATTAATCTATTTAATTTATCATCAATTCTTACATGGAGTTGTTCTCTTGGTCCCGCCTTTGAAAATATACGCACAGGCTCCAGGGCAGAATTGCCATAAGCAATATTCTTTTTAATCAGCATATGTGCAATTTCATGACAGGTATCCCATATCTCTCTTCCAGCTTCTGTGCCTACTGTAAGTAAATATAAATCCTGGCAGTCAAAATCTTTTCTATCTTCAAATACTGGTTCGAGCATTATTTTTTCCTTACCCATAGTTGCCAGCCACGATATATGACCTCAAGGCTATTATCCAATATATTTAAGAATGCGTCAATAGCTATCTTAGGATTATATTCTTTTCC